TTGATTGTTCAAACGCCGTTCAACACAAATTACGAAGTTCAGCGTCATTTTGCTCTTCCTTATGCAGAGAAGACGGACCTTCGTTGGCAAATTGCTCCTAGCACTGCAACGGCGGCTGTTGTTAGCATCAACATTGGTGGCGTTCTTATCAAGAATGACGCAAGCCTCTAAGGAGCCGCTATGACAACCAGCGGAACCTACGCTTTTAATCCAAGCCTCGGTGAAATGACGCTTTACGCGTATAACCTCATCGGGGTTAGGAACGCGGCTGTGCTGCAAGAGCATATGGAAGCCGCCCGCATGGCGACTAACATGATGCTGTCGCGTTGGAGCAATCAAGGCGTTAACCTCTGGGCTGTTGACCTTGTTACGGTTCCTCTGGTGCAGGGCCAGGCAACCTACAGCGTTGATGCTAATACCGTTGTCATGCTTGATGCTTACATGGTGATTGATAATGGCCAGTCTCAGCCGATTGACCGTATCATCCTTCCAGTAAGCCGCACGGAGTATGCTTCTTACCCAAATAAAAAGCAGCAAGGCTTTACGACAACTTTCTGGTTTGACCGCCTTCTGTCGCCAACCGTAAACCTTTGGCCTGTGCCAGACGGCAATTCAGCTCAATTTCTGAAGTACTATCGCGTCCGTCAGTTACAGGATGCCAATCTTCAGAATGGCGAACAGGTTGAGATTCCGTATCTTTGGCTGGAAGCTTTTGCCTATGGTTTGGCCCAGCGCCTGGCAATCATCTGGTCGCCAGACAAGGTTGCAATCATGAAGCCGATGGCTGATGAAGCGTACCAGATTGCTGCCGATCAGAATGTAGAAACGGCGCAGCAGTATATTTCGCCGCAGATTTCTGGTTACTTCAGATAGGGTGCTTGAATGGGTTATGCCTCAAAGGCTGGCCGCGCCAGAACAGATGCCAGTAACCCACAGGCACATGCGATATGTGATCGGTGCGGTTTCCGTTATAACCATGTGAATCTTCGCTGGCAGTTTGACTGGCGAGGCGCTTCCTTGATGAACATCCGCCTTTTGGTCTGCAATACTTGTTATGATGCTCCACAAGAGCAGCTTCGTGCCATTGTTGTTCCGGCAGATCCGGTGCCAATCGAGCAGCCGCGTTTGCAGGATTTTGTCACTGCTTCGCAAGACACACGCGTTACATCTGGTCAGAATACGGTCAATTACCCGACTGGCATCCCGGTTGTTAATGGTGATAATCGTATTACACAGAATGACGATATTCGCGTCACTCAACAAACTGGTGAACCACCAGGCGGTCTTAACACCCAACCGGGTACTAATCCCAACGCTCCCGGTGACAATGACCCTGGTTTGCCTTACGATAACACCACCGTTCCAGAGACAGGTCCGCTGACATGAGCGTCAAACAAATTCCGAACCTCCCAGCCGCAACTGGTCTCAACGGAACAGAGCAGTTTGAGAGCGTCCAAAGCGGCACTTCTGTCCGTGTAACGTCTAGCCAGATTGCCACGTATATTGCTGCGGCATATCCGGCTCCTGGCATCGCGACAATCACTGGAACTACTCCGATTTCTGCCAGCACCGTTGGCAATGCAGTTACGATTTCCCTGAACTCGCAGGGGATTACCAATACATTCATGGCGCCAATGCCTGCTGGCACGGTCAAGGCTAACGTCACTGTTGGCTCGGCCTCCCCAACTGACGCAACGGTCAGTCAGGTTTTGGATGTCATTGGCTCGACAAAGGGCAACATCCTTTACCGTGACACCTCGTCGTGGGCGGCTCTTACGGGCGGCACAAACGGTCAGGTTTTGACAGCTCAAGGCACGACCGCTGTTCCGATATGGTCAACGCTTTCTGTTCCGTCCAGCAGCATTGTTCCGACAGGCGTTGTCGCTGGCACATATGGCTCGGCATCGACCGTCCCGCAGTACACGGTTTTGGCTTCTGGTCAGCTCTCTGCTGCCTCCAATGTGCCGATTGTTATCCCGTACACTTCGGTTACGGGTCTTGGTTCGATGGCAACGCAAAACGCTTCTGCTGTTGCAGTTACGGGCGGCACAATTGATGGCACGACCATCGGCGGCGTAACTCCTGCTCCCGGCACGTTTACGACCCTCACATCAACAGGGGCGACAAATCTTGGCACAATTGCTTCTGGTGTATGGAATGGCACTGCCATTGGTGTGTCTTACGGCGGAACTGGCGCAACAACCGCCGCTGGCGCTCGTAGCAATCTTGGCGCTGCCGCTTCTGGCGCTAATAGCGACATTACAAGCCTATCGGGCCTGACCACGCCGCTTTCAGAGCCGCAGGGCGGAACGGGCTTCTCGTCCTACACGACAGGCGACATCCTCTATGCAGACGCTTCCGACTCTTTGGCGCGGCTTAATGACGTGGCTACCGGAAACGCTCTTATTTCTGGCGGCGTTGGCGTTGCTCCTTCTTACGGAAAAATTGGACTGACAACCCACGTCAGCGGGACGCTTCCTGTCGCTAATGGCGGCACGGGCGCTACAACGCTCACTGGCTATGTCTACGGCAATGGCACGGGCGCTTTCACGGCTGCTGCGACGATCCCCAACGCTGGTTTGACCAACAGCAGTGTCACAATTGGCAGCACCAGTATTGCGCTGGGCGGGACTTCTGCGACATTGGCTGGCCTCACCACCGTCACGCTGACGCAAGACCCGACACTGGCCCTTCAGGCTTCGACGAAACAATATGTCGATGGTCAGGTTGCGGCGGTGTCGAACACGACATTCCACGCGTCATCTGATTACGCCACAACAGCCAATCTGACTGCCACATACAGCAACGGCACTGGCGGCGTTGGTGCAACGCTGACCAATTCTGGTGCTTTGGCTGCTTTTACTGTCGATGGTTCATCGCCTACTATCAATTCGCGCGTCCTTGTTAAGAACCAAACTGCTGGTGAGCAGAACGGCATCTATACGCTGACAACAGTCGGCAGCGGTGCAATTGCATGGGTTTTGACACGCGCCACTGACTTTAACACGGTCGGCACTGGCCCGAACTTCATCGAAACTGGCGCATCAACTTTTGTCACTGGCGGCTCCGCTAACGGCTCAACTGGCTGGGTGATGAACACCACCGGGACCATTGTGGTCGGCACAACGTCCCTTGCGTGGGTGCAGTCTTCGTCTTCAGCCTCCGTCACGGTAACTTCACCACTGACAAAGGTCGGCTCCGTCATCAGTCTTGGCACTGTTCCAACCACACTTGGTGGCACGGGCCTGACCACTCTGACGCAGTACAACGTCATGATTGGCAACAGCACGGGCAACGTGGCCTTTGCTGCCCCCGGCACGACTGGCTATCCGCTCCTGTCTACTGGCGCGGCTTCCAATCCCGCCTTCGGTCAGCTTTCTTTGACTGCTGGTGTGACGGGAACGCTTCCAGTTGCGAACGGCGGCACAGGCACATCGACCGCATTTACATCTGGTTCTGTGGTGTTTGCTGGCGCTTCCGGCACATACAGCCAGAACAACACGAAGCTGTTTTGGGACAACACCAACATTCGTTTGGGCATCAACACTGGTGCGCCAAACGCTAACTTCACCATACTGTCCAACACGCAGACAGCTTCACCGCCTTCTGTTGGTTCACTTCCTGCTGGAACCGACTTTTACATCATGGGCGCAAATGCGGCGAACACCCGCATCACGCAGGATGCCTATGGCACGGGAAACTATGCGGCCTACACTGGTCGTCAGGCGCGAGGCACGGGTGCTTCTCCAACAGCTTCGCAGACTGACGACATCCTTGTTGAGGTCACGGGTCGCGGCTACGGCGCAACTGCCTTCTCCGCTTCTTCGGTCGTCCGCATTGACCTTGAGGCGGCTGAAAACTTCACTGACACGGCGCAGGGGACGTATATTTCGTTCCACACTTCGGCTCTTGGAGCTGCCAGCGCGGTCGAACGCTTCCGCATGGGTCCATCAGGCCAGTTGGGAATTGGCGGGGCAACCTACGGCACCAGCGGCTATGTCCTGACATCTGGTGGCGCGTCTGCCGCGCCAACGTGGTCACAGGTCAGCGCGACTAGCCTTTCGGGCGTTCTACCTGTTGCCAACGGCGGCACGAACATCTCGTCCTATACGATTGGCGACCTGCTTTACGCCGATGGCACAACTTCTCTTGCCAAGCTTGCTGACATTGCCACTGGCAACGTCCTGCTTTCTGGCGGCGTTGGTGTTGCCCCCGCATACGGCAAGGTCGGCCTGACCACGCATGTGTCCGGCACCCTCCCGATTGCCAACGGCGGCACGGCTCTCACATCGACGCCGACTGACGGCCAGCTCTTGATCGGCAGCACTTCGGGCGGCAATTACGCTCTTGGAACGCTGACTGCCAGCACAGGCATCAGCGTCACCAACGGCTCTGGTTCGATCACGATTGCCAACACTGGCGTCACCAGTTTGACTGGCGGCACAGCGATCAGCGTGTCGGCATCGACGGGCGGCGTGACCATCAACAACACTGGTGTCACCAGCATCGTCGCTGGCACAAACATCAGCATTTCTGGCGGCACTGGCGCTGTCACGGTCAACACCAGCTCAGCACCGACATTTGCGACATCTGTCACAAGCCCACTTCATATTGGGGGCACAACAGCATCTTCGACGCTGACGCTGCAATCGACATCGGGTGTTGGCACAACAGACAGCATCCTGTTCAAAGTTGGCAACAACGGTGCAACCACTGCGATGAGCATCGCAACTGGCGGCACTGTCACGATTGGCACTTTGAGCCTGACAAACGCTCTTGGTATTTCATCTGGCGGCACTGGCGTTTCAACAACACCAACCAATGGTCAAATCCTAATCGGCAACGGCACTGGCTACACGCTTGCCGCGCTAAATGCCACCACAGGGATTAGCATCACAACGGGCGCTGGATCGATCTCTATTGCCAATTCTGGTGTGACATCTAACTCGGCTGGAACAGGCATCTCTGTTTCTGGATCGACTGGAGCCGTCACGATTACCAACAGCGGGGTGACATCTGCTGTCGCTGGTTCTGGCATCTCTGTTTCTGGCGCTACAGGTGCGGTCACAATCACCAACAATGGTGTTACGTCAGCTGTGGCTGGCACTGGCGTCTCGGTTAGCGGCTCTACTGGCGCGGTCACGTTCAGCATTGGTCAGGCAGTTGCAACGTCCTCGAACGTCCAATTCAACTCTCTTGGGGTTGGCACGGCTGGTTCTGGCACGGCGGGTGAAATTCGCGCTACCAACAACATCACGGCCTATTATTCCGATGACCGCTTGAAGGTTCGTAAGAGCAACATTAAAAATGCTCTTGCCAAAGTTGAAGCCATTTCCGGCTTTCATTATGAGGCAAACGAAACTGCACAGGCTCTTGGCTATAAAGTTAAACCAGAAGTCGGCGTGTCGGCGCAGGAAGTTCAAGCTATTCTGCCGGAGGTTGTGGTTCCAGCACCGATTGATGAGCAGTATTTGACGGTTCACTATGATCGTCTTGTGCCGCTTTTAATTGAGGCCATTAAAGAACTATCCGCCCGCGTGAAGGAGTTGGAGGCTAAGTAATGGCTACTTTCCTTCCATCTTCCGGCGCGATTTCAATCAATGACATCAATACTGTCTTTGGTCTTGGGAACAATCTGAACGCCTATCGCGGGACGACTTACTACACCGCGTCCGCCGGGCCGTTTACGTTCTCGTCCGGCGCGTTGTCGATGAACGCGTTTTATGGGACGGGGCCAGTAGCAAACGCGACATATATCACCGCAACTGGTGGCACTGTCACGACCAGCGGTAACTATAAAATTCACACCTTCACTGGCTCTGGAACACTCACTGTCACGCAAGTTGGCACCATCAATAATGGTCTTGGTTATTTGATTGTTGCTGGCGGTGGTGGCGGTGGAACAGGTAGTGGTGGCCTTTCTTCTGGTGGTGGCGGCGGCGCAGGTGGCCTTCTTACTGGAACAGCTGCAGCAAGTATTACCTCATATTCTATTACTATTGGTAGCGGCGGTAGTGGATCAAGTTCTGATGCAACACGCGGGGCTAATGGAAGCAATAGTTCTGCATTTAGCCAAACTTCAATTGGTGGAGGTGGCGGTAATTCTGCCGCTACAGGCGTTCTAGGTTTAACGGGCGGCTCTGGCGGTGGTGGCTCTCCATTTTCGGGATCTGGGCCGGGAGCAGGAACGGCTGGTCAAGGGTACAGTGGTGGATACGGATATGTCACAAAAGGAGCTGCGGATTCGGGTGGCGGTGGTGGCGCTGGCGCAGTTGGAGCAACTACTTTTGGAGGCCCTGCTGCGGGTGGAACTGGCGTAGCAAACTCTATTACTGGCTCTAGCATATATTATGCGGGCGGCGGTGGTGGCGGATACTATTATGGAAATGCTAGTGGTGTTGGTGGAAATGGTGGCGGCGGACATGGCGCGTGGAACCAAAGTGGTGGAGCTGTCGGAGCCGTAGCTGGAACTACAAATTTGGGTGGCGGTGGTGGTGGTGGAATTAACTATAGCATTACCAATGGCGCTTCCGGCGGCTCTGGCATTGTCATCGTCCGCTACCTCTATCAAGGCACAACAAACGTCCCGCCAAGCGTTGAATACCTAGTTGTTGCTGGTGGCGGCGGCGGTGGTGGCGGCGGTGGCGGTGGTGGTGGTGCGGGCGGTTATCTTGCAGGAACATCTTCTGTCGTTGGCGGCGTTACTTATATCGCAACAGTTGGAGGCGGCGGCGCGTCTCCCGGTCAATATTTAATTGGCTCTGATGGCGGGGCTTCATCGTTCAATGGCATTACATCAACTGGCGGTGGCGGTGGCGGCTATCTCTCTGCGGGTCGCGCAGGCGGCTCTGGCGGTGGCGCTGGTGGTTCTAGCTCACTTTTAAGTGGTGGTGCTGGTACGTCTGGGCAGGGTAACAACGGCGGTACGGCTACCTCTACAGGTGGCAGCTCGTCCGGCTCTGGCGGCGGCGGCGCATCAAGTGCCGGATCAGGCAATTCTACCATTAACAGTGGTGCTGGTGGCGCTGGCTACAATAACAGCATCAGCGGCACTAGCGTTGGATATGCTGGCGGCGGTGGTGGTGGTAATCGCACAAGCGGGACTGGTGGGTCGGCATCTTACGGTGGCGGTGCTGGTGGCATTGGCGTTTCGCCATGGACATCAACACCGGGAACCGCCAATACCGGCGGCGGTGGTGGTGGCGGCCCAACTCAAACAAACGTCACTGACCGTCCCGGCGCTGCTGGTGGGTCAGGTATTGTCATTATTCGCTATGCCAATACATATGATGACCCTGCATCTTATTCTGGTGCAACATTTACAAACACTGGCGGCTATAAAATTTTGAAGTTTACTGGCTCCGGCTCAGTGACGTGGTAAGGAAGGCAAAATGGCTCACTTCGCTCAATTAGACGGGAACAATCAGGTTATCCAAGTGATCGTTGTAAATAACAGCGACTGCGGCGACTTGCCGTTCCCCGAAAGTGAACCCGTTGGCGTTGCTTTTTGCCAATCCATTTTTGGTGGTAACACCAAATGGGTTCAGACCAGCTATAATAGCAATTTTCGCCGTCAATATGCTTCCATTGGCGGCGCATATTCCGCACCACTTGATGTCTTCATCTCCCCGCAACCGTTCCCGTCATGGACGCTGAATGAGTTTGATGGACTGTGGGAGGCTCCTGTCGCAAAGCCTGAAGTGCCTTTGAACCACATTGCCGTGTGGGATGAAGCCAATCAGGAGTGGGACATCGTTCTTGATGTGGGCACGGTATGAAGACCTTTGTCTCGCTCTCTGGTGGAATGGACTCCACCTACCTTCTTTGGAAGCTCTTGTCTGAAACAACGGACGAGATCACTGCTCTTTATGTCGATTTGACTGATCTTGACGCTACAACGCGCCGCAAATACGACATCCGTAGCTTTGCTTTTGAGGAAGACGGTGAAGCAAACCGCGCCAAAGTTGAAGCAATTGTTGCGTGGCTGAAGGCCAATGTGCGCGACTTCAATTTGATTGTTGAGCCAATTAGCACTGACTACATGGTTCGTGGCGTTGGCTCTCCAAATAACCCGCCCGCCTACATAACCCGCTACGCTGTGCAGCACATCAATGACGGAATTTATGACCGTCTGTGCCTGTCAAATGAGTGGGAAAATGATGGCGGCGCAAATGGCGGGACAGTTACCACTCGTCGCAATGGCGCGTGGGTTGCCCATGAAATCTTCGTGGCAGAAGCTGAACGTGGTCGCATCGACTTTACGCTCTTGGACATGGACTACAATCAAGCTTATGCGCTGAGCGAAATGCCAAAAGGTCTGCGTGATCTTGTCTGGCCACGCCCCGATCTAAGCGTTAAGTCCAAGAAGCGCATGTACTTCCGCAAGTTGCTTCTTGAAGGCCAGACGCCACAAGAGATCGGCGCTGAAGCGAAGGCCAAGTGCATGTTGCCGAACGGCAAATGGCACAGCATGAAGTTTTGGGTGCTTGGCCAAGAGCCGACAGAAAAGACAACATGGGACATGCCGACATGGCCGTCTTCTTACGAAGTGCCGTCCTCTGGCTAGGCTTAACTGCTGGCGCGGCTGCTGAAGAATTAAAGATCATTGTGCATACCGTCTCCGGCGGTCACATGATCCATGCGCATGTCTTCGCCCAGCACTTGCAGAAGTATTCCGGCCATCCAGTCACGATCAAGGCTGTTCCGGGTGCTGCTGGCGTCACTGCCGCCAATTACCTTTACAACGTGGCCCCAAAGGACGGGACAGAGATCGGCACTATCGACAGCCGTGTCCCTGTCCAGTTCCTCGCCAAAGGTGAGGGCGTCAAATACGACATCAGCAAGTTTGGCTGGCTTGGCTCTGCCGTCGATGGGCGGCGTGAGCCTTTCGTCTTCTGGGCGAAGGCTGGATCAGACCCGCTGGTGGCTGGCACGGAAGGCGGCTCATCCATCAACCACATCCGGCTCATCAACAGCGTCCTTCGCTGGGACATGAAGGAAGTGGTTGGCTACACGGACAGCGCACAGGCAAAACTGGCCTTTGAGCGTGGCGAGATCAATCTCGTTGCCTACAACCTGACAGGCGTCCGCACGACTAGCCCCGCTTGGCTGACTGACACAACGGTTCTGCCGCTGATCCAATATGGCAACGGGCGCTCTCGCCATAAGAGCCTCCCGTTTGTCACAACGGCTATGGAGCTGGCTTCGACCGAAGAAGACCGGAAGCTGGTTGAGGCGTTTGAGCAGCTGCTTGTTCTGGTCCGGCCCTTTGCTGCGCCTCCCGGCGTTCCAGAGCCTCGTCTTGCTTACCTGCGGACAATCTTTGAGCGAACTGTCACAGACCCGGAATATCAGGCGGATGCGGTGAAAATCGGCGTTGTGCCGTCCCCGCTCTCTTGGAATGAGACGCAGGAAATAGTAAGGTTGATGGTATCGACGGACCCCAAAATTGTCCGGCGAATTTCTGAGTTTCAGAGGGGAAGTTAAATGGAAAATCTGCCAATCGACATCAAGCTGACACTGGGTCAGTGGAACTTGGTCCTGAACGCTCTGGGCCAGCGCCCGTTTGCGGAAGTAAACGAAGTCATTATGGCTATCAAAGTGCAGGGTGAGCGCGTAGTGGCCGAAGCTAAAGACGCCGCTTTGAATGAAATGCCTGTAGAAACCGCTCAGTAATTTGAGCAAATAGGAGTGCTGGAGAATGGGATTTGCCAATATGCTGCTCGGTGCCGCTGGGCCTTTCCTGTTCACCAGCACTGTCTCGACCAATCAGGTCGATTATAACCTCTACAACGCTATGGTTGCCGCTGGCTGGGATCAGCAAAAGCCTGTTGTGGCGACAGTTACAATCAATTCCGGCATAGTTATTTATGCCTCTTCCAATACAATTTCGGCCTTCACTGTCGGATCTCTCCCAGCCAATAGCTCAGTAACCGTCATCAATAATGGGTACATTGTTGGCAAGGGTGGACAGGGCGTTGGTAAAGGCTACCCAAATCAAACTGATTACAACCTTACTGCACCTTCCTACGCCAACGGCGGCACGGCATTTACCACAACAGTCCCCGTCAGCGTCGATAACACAGGCGGCGTGATTGGCGGTGGTGGCGGTGGCGGTGGTGCTGGCGGTGCAACAGGCGTTGACTGTAAATGCTCCGGCTGCGGCGGCGTTGGCCTCGCGGGCATGGGCGTTGGCGGCGGCGGCGCTGGCTTTGGTGATGCTGGAACTGGTGGTTTTGTTTGGCATAATAATACGCAATATTATGATTTCCGCACGTCTACTGCGGGTAGTGCAACAAGTGCTGGGTCTAATAGTGACTCTGGCGGAACTGGCGGCGGTTTGGGTCAGGCTGGCGGCACAGGATCTGGCTTTGTTGGCTGCGGATATACCAATCAGTCTGGCCCCGGCACTGGCGGCGCAGCTGGCGCTTGCACTAGCGGCAACTCAAACATCAATTGGTTGGCAACAGGCACTCGTTATGGGGCGCTCAATTGACCGAACAAGAAGCAAAATCGACCACAATTTTTAACCCTCTCGATGAGACGGGACGGCGTTTTTCTATTTGCCAGAAATGCGAGCATCTTTGTTCTTTGCAGCGTTGTTCCTTTTGCGGTTGCTTCATGCCCTTCAAGGTTCTCCTGAAAGAGAGCGAGTGCCCCGTTGGTAAGTGGAAAGAACCGTGATGGACAACCAACAGCTCTTCAACGTGGTCATCTCAATTGCGGGTTTTCTCGCGGTGTTTGTATTCAATTCCGTGACCCGCAAAATTCAAAAGCTGGAAGACGCTGTGGCTGAGATGCCAAAAGAATATGTCGCGAAGGACGATTATCGCGCCGACATTAGCGAGATCAAAGCCATCTTGAAGCAGATCTTCGACAAGCTCGACGGGAAGGCCGACAAGTGACTGATAAGAAACCAGCCAAGAAAGCCCCCGCCAAAAAGGCAGCCAAGAAGGTTGTGCGACACCATGCTCCAAAGCCCACGAAGGGCAATGCCGCCGTGTTGGACAAAGCAATTGATGTCATCAAATGGGTGGACACCCCTTTCAAACTGATTGTCGTGATTTTGCTTGGCTTTTTCGGTTTGGCCGGGTTCCTTGTCTACCAGAACCAAGACAAGCTCATAAACAAAGTCATCAGCCACGAAGCCATGCCAGTCATGGTTCCAGATGATAAAATTGTGGTGTCATCGCAAGCACTTATGAAAGACCTCCGCGCTGAGACAATCATTGTCCATGAGGTCAACTTGTCCAGCAATGCGCGCGTCACCCGCGTGGCACTTGGCACTGAGGGCCGTTACACGCCGCTGGAAGGCAAAAAGGGGGCGTTCTTTTCCGGTTCTCCTGCCCGCAATCACGCCGCGATCTCGATGCTGAACGGCGAAGTGTTGTGCGAGACCTTTGAGGCGTCCTCCGACGTAGGCGACTGGATCATGTCAAAGGGCGTCACCTACGCCTGCCGTGGGTCAATCCCGCCAGAGCAGGGCAGCATGGTTGGCTATCTTGCTGTTGGTTTTAAGTCCCCTCCCCGTGATATAACTGCGGTGAAAGCGCGAATTAACCAGACCACCCGTGAACTGGCGAAGTGACATGGACCCAGCAACCATCAGCCTGATCTTTAGTGGTGCTAAAATGGCCTACGAGGCCATTCAGGGCGGCATTAAAGTCGGCAAAGAAATAAATGGCATGGCGAGCGATGTTGCCAAGCTCTACGGGTCAGTCGCCAAGCTCACGCAGCTGTCGGCCAAGCCTCCAAAGCCAAAGTTGTTTTCCGGCGTCTCCGCTGAAGAAATGGCAATGGACATTGTGGTCAAGCGCAAGCAGGCCGAGCAATGGTTGAATGACGTTCGCAATGCTTTTGTAGGCGAGTACGGCCTTCGCGGCTGGGAGGAAGTGCAGCGCGAGATTGTTGCCATTCAAAAACGCCAGAAGGCAGCTGAGTTGGCCGCAAAACAAGAACATGAAGAGCAGATGTACCAGCTAAAGATTTTTGGTATGGCTGCTTTGGTTGTTATTACTCTAATTATTGGCATGTTCGTTACGTTCATGCTTTCCCTTAAGTAGGAGGCTAAAATGGACCTTTTGAAAGCTTTCGGCCCCCTTCTGGGCCAGGTTGCGCCAACCCTCGCCACCGCTTTGGGCGGACCAATGGCTGGTTTGGCAGTTAAAACGCTGTCAAATGTCCTATTGGGGCATGAAGAAGGCACTGATGAAGACCTGTCAAAAGCTCTCGGCAGCGCCACGCCGGAACAGCTTTCGGACATCAAAAAGATTGACGCCGATTTCAAGGTTCGCATGAAGGAGCTGGACATTGATTTGGAGAAGATTTCTGCCGGGGATCGTGACAGCGCCCGCAAGATGCAGATGGAAACAAAGGACTGGGTGCCGAAGGTCTTAGCCGTGGCCATTACCATTGGCTTCTTTGGCATTCTTGTCTGGATGCTAGTCTATGGTATGCCGCCTAGCGGAACAGAAGCCCTGCTGATGATGCTTGGCGCTCTCGGCACGGCTTGGACTGGTGTTGTGAACTTCTATTATGGCTCGTCGGCTGGTTCAAAGGCCAAGACAGACGCTCTTACTGCGAAGGAAATGGGCAAATGAACGAGAATTGGGAAAAGGCGTTTCAGCTTGTCCTGAAGCACGAAGGTGGATTTGTGAATAACCCAAAAGACCCTGGCGGGATGACCAATCTGGGAGTTACCAAGAAGGTCTGGGAAGAATATGTCGGGCGCGAGGTTAGCGAAGCAGAAATGCGGGCTTTGACCCCTGATGTTGTTAAACCTTTGTATAAAAAGAACTATTGGGACAAGATTAAAGGCGACCAGCTTCCTTCTGGCGTGGATTACGCAGCTTACGACTTGGCCGTTAACTCTGGCACTGGCCGGGCAGCAAAGTATCTTCAGCAGATTGCTGGCGTCCCGGCAGACGGGATGATTGGACCTAAAAGCTTGGAAGCTATCAATGCTTGCCCCGCTGATGAGGCCGTCGATGCTCTTTGCGGGATGCGCTTAGATTTTCTGCAAAAGCTTCCGACATGGGCTACCTTTGGCAAGGGGTGGGAGCGACGTGTTGAAGAGGTAAAGTCTATTGGCCTTCAGATGGCAAAATCCGACTAATGGTGATATAGTAACGGGATAGCGGAGCTTCTGACATGACCACCGGCCTTTCTTACAATGGCACCGTATCTGGGACGACCAGCTACGTTGAGCAGATTGCAACTATGGCTGTGGTTGAGCAGACTGATCCGGCATTCCAGATCATTCTCCCGCAGTGCATTACCTATGCCGAGAATCGCATGTATCGCGATTTGGATTTCCTTTTCACCTCCATCGCCACAACGGCATATGGGATGACAGCGGGGAGCCGACAGATTTCTGTCCCCCCTGGGACAATTGTTGTTCCAGAACAGATCAACGTCCTCGTTGGCTCTAGCAACCCAGATCTAGCAACTCGCGTCCCTCTTTTGCCTACAACAAAAGAGTTTTTGGATGCTGTTTATGGGTCTGGCGCCACAGCAAATCGTGGTCTTCCAAAGTATTGGGTTCCGTTTGACGACTATACGTTCCTTGTTGGGCCGTATCCCGACCAAAACTATCCATGCGAGCTAGTTGGAACGTATCGCCCAGACAGCTTGTCGGCCACCAATCCGACCACGTTTATCTCATTGTATCTGCCTGACCTCTTCATCATGGCATCCATGATTTATGTTAGCGCCTACCAGCGCAACTTTGGCCGCGCCAACGATGATCCGCAGATGGCGATTACATACGAGCAGCAGTACATGGCGCTCTTGAAAGCCGCTGATCTGGAAGAAAACCGCAAGAAGTTTGAAGCTGCTGCATGGTCGTCGCAAGAGCCGTCGATCAGCGCCACATCGACCCGTGGGTGATAGATGCCTCATGCTTCTTTCAAAATTGTTCCCGGCGTTGACGAGAACAAAACTCCTACGCTCAATGAAGCAGCTATTTCGTATAGCCAGCTCATTCGTTTTATCTATGACCGCACGCTTGGCGGTTTAGTCCAAAAGATTGGCGGGTGGACAAAGTTTTACCCAAACCCAATTGGGTCAGTTGTCCGATGCCTTTGGGCATGGGAAGACACCAATGCCAATTCATACCTTGCTATTGGCGCGGAGGGCAATAATGGTGGCTCTCTCCAAGTTATCTCAAGCGGTGTTGACCGCGACATTACTCCGCAAAAAAATGCGTACAATGTTGCCGTCAGTGTTTCAACTACGGCTGGCAGCAATGTGGTTACGATCACTGACACTGGGCGTAACGTCAGCAATTATGATGTGGTTGATATTCAAACACAGATAAGCGTTGGCGGCATCATTATTTTTGGTCAGTATCAGTGCTATGCTCTTGGCGCTAATACTTACAAAATCTATGCGACAGATATTCTTGGAGCGCCAAACAACGCTACATCTACCGTTTCAAACGGCGGTGCTGTAGCTGATTTCTCAACGACAAGCGGAAGCAGCTCCGTAACGGTTACGCTGAATGACCATAACTATGTCGTTGGCGATACTTTCCCTGTCCTAGTGGCATCGACCGTTGGCGGCATCACCTTCTATGGCAACTACATTGTCACGAACGTGGTTGACGCCAACAACTTTAAGATTGCCGGTACGACTACAGCATCCTCTACAGCAACAGGGTTTATGAACAGCGGAAATGCTCGCTATGTTTATTATCGTGGTGTTGGCGCTCTTCCGGGCGGCACGGGTTGGGGTATCGGCGGATACGGGACAGGCGGTTACGGTACTGGTTCAGTCCCAGTTATTGTTCCTGGAACTCCTATCACTACTGTTGACTGGACTTTGGATAATTGGGGCGAAGACCTAGTTGCATGCCCTCTCAACGGGCCTATCTACATCTGGTCTCCAACAAGCGGGTCTCCTCGCGCGTCGATCATTCCAGAAGCCCCATCAGTAAATGACGGCATGTTCGTGGCTATGCCGCAACGCCAAATTATCGCATGGGGTTCAACCTTTACGGGTATCAAAGACCCGCTTCTTATCCGTTGGTGCGATGTTGATGACTATGCTTCATGGGCAGCTAATGTCGTAAACCAAGCTGGTTCATATCGCATCCCAAAGGGGTCGCGTATTGTTCAGTGTATCCAGGCTGGTCAGCAGGGTCTCGTATGGACCGATCTTGGCGCATGGGCCATGCAATATGTTGGCCCACCGTATGTCTATCAATTCAACGAACTTGGCACGGGTTGCGGTTTGATTGCCCGTAAAGCAGCGGCATCCATGGGTGGTATTGTCTATTGGATGGGTCAAAGCCAGTTTTACCGCATGGCTGGTGGCGGCATTGAGCCTATTCGTTGCCCAGTTTGGGACGTTGTATTCCAAGATTTGGACACCAATAATCTTGATAAGATCCGCGTAGCTCCAAACAGCCGTTTTGGTGAGATCGCTTGGTATTATCCAACAAAGGGTAATGGCGGAGAAATCAACGCCTACGTCAAGTACAACGTGTATCTTGAACAATGGGATTACGGAACCCTTTCCAGAACTGCATGGATCAATGAATCCGTGCTTGGCCCACCTATTGGCGCGGGCATCCTCCCAGGCGGTGATGGGAATTATATCATTCAGCATGAAACATCGACGGATGGTGTTAATGCTTCCGGTCAGCCAGTCCCCATCAATTCTTACTTCCAGACAGGTTATTTTGTCCTGACGGAAGCGGACTATAAGATGTTTGTGGACCAAGTTTGGCCAGACATGAAGTGGGGCTATTTTGGTGGCGCACAAAGCGCAAACGTGCTTTTGACATTCTATGTCACGGACTATGCTGGCCAAACGCCAATAGCTTACGGGCCATACACGCTGACGCAGGCTACAAAATATATCACTCCACGTTTTCGTGGCCGCTTGGTCTCTATCAAGGTTGAAAGCAACGACATTGGGTCGTTCTGGCGTCTTGGTAATACCCGCTATCGTTATCAGCAGGATGGGCGCTACTAATGACAGCTTCTCTCAGTGACATCCTAACCACCCAGAAAAACGGCGTTGTCGCTGTCAACGGAATTTCGCAAGCAAGCCTTCGTAATCTTGGAACACAGACATCTTTAACTGTTACGGCAGCAACGGTCATCTTCACCGGCTCCGGCTACATGGTTAATTTTTCTGTTGTTGTTGCAGGAAGTGCTGCTGGCGTTATCTATGATTCCAACAGCACATCTCCATTAGCGCAGGACGCTCTTTGCGCCGTTCCAGCAACGGTTGGCGTTACAAAGACTGGCCAAATTTTCACAAATGGTTTGGTTATTGTTCCGGGTACGGGGCAATCCATCAACGTAACCTATTCTCCGGGGTAAGCCATGCCGCTCGAAAAAGGTTCATCCCAGAAAGTTGTAGGCTCTAACATCAGCGAGTTAGTTCATTCTGGCCGCCCCCCGAAGCAGGCAATTGCCATTGCTCTGTCTGAAGCTGGTAAAAGCCGCGTCAGGAAAATGGGTGGTGGGACAACTACAACGACAGCGCCTGTTGCAGGAAAGGTTAAGCCTCATGTTGGCCCGATCCATTCTCCTGTTGCTGGTCGCACCGATCATCTTCCTATGCACGTTCCCTCTGGCTCTTATGTCATCCCAGCGGACATCGTTTCCGCGATGGGCGAGGGAAACACGATGGCGGGGTTCAAATACCTAGATCGTATGTTTAATGGTTCCCCCGGTGTTCGTGCCTTTGCCTCTGGCGGGTATGCCGGTGAATTGGTGCCAATTGTTGCCGCAGGCGGGGAATATGTGATTTCTCCTAATTCGGTTGAGAACATCGGGCAGGGCGACATGGAACGGGGCCACAAGTCGCTCGACTCGTTTGTGAAAAAGATGAGGGCTAAAACTGTAAAAACCCTCAAAAGCCTCCCAGGCCCGAAGAAGGATTAAGCATGTCTGAACTGACGGGGATCAGGATCGGAACGCCGGAAGATGTCCATGGCATCATGGAAATTGCTACGGAAATGTGGAATGAGCTTGGAGTTACGCCCGCCTCGCAGGAAAAAATCTTGCATGATGTTTGGGCTGCTCTGAACCAACAAGACGGTCTTATCGGAATTATCGGTGAGCCTGGCGGAAGAATTGAGGGTGGTATCCTACTCAGAGTAGGGTCCATGTGGTATAGTGATGAAAAGGTTCTGGAAGAGCGCGGGATTTTCATCCATCGCGATTTCAGGCACATAAAAGGCGGGCGCGCTCGTCGTTTGTGTCAATTCGCTAAAAACGCGGCTGATTCTCTTGGCATACCTCTGTTAATTGGGATACTTTCTGATGACAGAACAGAGGCGAAGGCCAAGTTGTATGAGCGCCAGTTCGGTAAGCCTGTAGGGGTATTTTACCTATACAACGGCACAACTGGTACGAAAAAGGAACACTGACATGTGTGGTGGCGGCACTCAGACAACGACACAATCGGTATCTATCCCGCCAGAGGTTATGGCGAGGTATAATTCCGTCAACGCCCGCGCTGAAGAAGTCGCCCAACAGCCGTTCCAAAACTACAGCGGGGAATTCGTTGCCCCGCTGAACCAAACGCAGGAAGCTGGCGTTAAGGCCACATCCGACTATTCCCAGTATGCCCAGCCATACTTTGGCGCGGCGACTGGCATGACGCTTTCTGGCGCACAGGATGTTGGGGCGCTCAATCAGGGCCAAATCGGCTACTACATGAACCCCTATATCCAGTCGGTTGTTGATCCGACTGTGAAGGCGCTTCAGCAGCAGCAGGGTCAGGATCTGGCCCAGCAGCAGTCACAGGCTATTAAGTCTGGCGCTTATGGTGGCGACCGTGCCGGTATCCAGCGTGCAGTGCTTCAAGGCCAGCAGGGCCTTGCCACAAGCCAAGCCGTTGCCCCTTTGTTCGCACAAGGTTATCAACAGGCTGTGAATACCGCGCAGGGCCAGCAGGGCGTTGTTGCCTCTGATCTGGCTCGCCGTATGCAGGCTGGTCAGCAGTTGGCTGGTCTTGGCACGGCAGGACAGTCTGCGGCATTGCAGGGCGCACAGGCGCAGATCCAAGCTGGTACTCTTGGTCAGCAGACCCAGCAGGCTGGCGATACTGCCCAGTATCAGCAGTTCTTGCAGGAACGTGGGTTCCCGTACCAGCAGGCTCAGTTCCTCGCCAACATTGCGATGGGTACTGGTGCGCTTTCTGGTTCGACGACGACCACGGAGCAGCCCGCTGGCTTCTTCTCGGACGAGCGTCTGAAAGAGAACATCAAGCAGATTGGTGAGACCAACGATGGTCAGCCGATCTACCGTTATAACTATAAGGGCGACCCTCGCACCCAGATCGGCCTCATGGCCCAGGATGTTGAGCAGGATCATCCAGAGGCCGTTGGCGAATCACATGGCTATAAGACTGTTGATTACAAGAAAGCTACCGATGACGCTGTTCGTACTGAGCGCGCTTACGGCGGTGGCTTGGATGTAAATGCGTTTGGCGGCGCCGTTATGGACCCCGGCAGCTATGCTGGTGGCGGTCTTGTCAGCGATACTGACCTCTCGTCCATCCTTGCTTCGCAAGCCAAGTTCTTTGGCCCATATGGCCAGGGCATGGCTGGACAGGGAAGCCCGTATCAGAGCGCCCAGAACGTCATTCCACAGGCAAGTCTTCCTATTCCAAAGCTGGTCACTGCTGGCTCGGCGCCTTCCCCTCGCCGTCCCGGATTGTCGCAGGCTGCCGAAACAGGATCGACCATCTCTGGCCTTTATAAGGGCGGCAAGGAAGCCCTTCTTGGCAGCGGCGCATCAAAGGATGACCCAGAAGGCTCAGCTGGCCTGATCGGCGGTCAGGGCAAGATGTCCGGCAAGAACATCTTCAGCGAAGCCAGTGACTGGTTCAAAGAGAAAGCCAAAGCGCATGGCGGCGGCGTTATTCCGCGTGACCATTACGACATTGGCGGCGGCTTGCCTTACGGTGGCATGTCGCAGGGCTATGACCCTATGGCTGAGCTTATCAAGCAGGGTCAGTCTCATTATGAGCTTCCGAAGCCGGGCGCTCCTCCGAAGCCACAAGAGCCACTGAAAGATGCAATGCAGACCGGCTCTCAGCTTTATTCTGCTGGCAAGATGGGTTCTGCTGCCGTCAATAAGGCGCAGGAAATCGTTGGTAAGCTTGGTAACGAGGGCATGGCTCCAGCAACGGGTCAGGCTCAAACTGGCATTACAGCTATGCCTGTGGCCCGTCCTGAAGGTCTTGGTGCAGTTTCCTCTGCTGCTGAAGCTCCAACTGCTGCTGCTGCAACTGAAACTCTCGGTGCTGCGGCCCCAACTGCTACGGCAGCCGTTGCTCCAGCAGCTGAAACACTTGGAGCCGCAACAACAGCCGCCGCTCCTGTAGCTGAGACAGCCGGTGCTACACTTGCTGCTGCCGCTCCAGAAGCTATTGCTGGCGCTGGTACGGCGGCGGCTGCTGGTGCCGAAGAACTTCTTCCGCTCCTGCTGGCATTTGCTAAGCGTGGTGGCCGCATCAATGCGCATCATTATGCGCAGGGTGGCGTTATCCCTCGCCAGCATTTTGAATGGGGCGGCGAAGCTGATCCATTGGCCGACCCAACACTTCGCACGCTTGCCAAGTTTGAGGGTTTCAGTAGCGAGCCATATTGGGATGTGAACGCGCATCGGGCTGGATTTGGCTCAGATACTGTCACAACGCCAACTGGAGAAGTTCAAAAGGTAACTCCAGATACCCGCGTTTCAATGTCAGATGCGGTTCGTGACCTTACTCGTCGTTCGGGTGACTATCAAAACCAGATTAAGGGTGTGATCGGCGAAGACACTTGGAAGGGTCTCGACCCAAATGCACAGGCTGCTCTCACATCTGTAACTTACAACTATGGTCGCCTTCCTTCTACGGTTGCTGAAGCTGTTAAGAGTGGCGACCGCCCTGCAATAGCCAATGCAGTGAACAATCTTGGCCTTGCCAATGAGGGCATCAATGCTCGCCGCCGCGCGGAAGAAGCAAACATGATCCATCCTGAAGGTGGCTATGCCCCTGTCGTTAAAGGGCCTGTTCCTCCGGGCGTTGTGGGCGACCGCTCTGCTATGTCGCAGCCGGATCAAAAAACTGCCTCACCTAAAGACACAGGCACGAACTGGGAGAAAATCCTCGTTCCGCTGCTGTCTGGCGTTGGCTCGGCAATGGCTTCCCAGCGCCCAACACTCGGCGGTGCTTTGGGTGAAGGTCTTATGGGCGGCATTGCTGGCTATAAAGACATCAGCAAGATGCAAGCTGAAATTCCGAAGATACAGGCCGAAACGAAACAGATTGGCTCCGAAGCAACCCGCATCGATCAGGTCACAAAAGGCCTTGCTGCTGGTCTTTGGGAAACTACGCCAGTGGCTGGCGTTGGCATTGTTGCCTACGATAAGTCAGACCCGCTCAACCGCTATGTCCTTACAGACGCAAACTTCAAGCCTGTGCCTACTGTATCTGGCCGTCTTGGAGATTTTGGTCTTACTCCGCAACAGTTGGAGGAATACCGGAAATCAGGCAACCTTCCGCAGGGTGCAAAAATCCCTGGGCAGCCTAACGGGCCTATTTCTGGCCGCACGACAGACATTACAAAAGCTATTGAGCCTGCAAAGAACTTCACAGAATGGAAGCCTATTACAGAGCCTCCGAAGAACTTTGAGCCGCCAGAGCAAACAGACCGCGCTTTGCTGCCGACTACTGCTGCCGCCGATTCTGCGAGCGGGCAAAAGAGATCTGCCGAAGCAACAGGGGACTCTATTCGGGCTAACCAAGGCAGGATCATGCTTACCCGCCTGATGGATGACTATGCTCGCTTGCCAACAACTGGTCCTTTGGCACCAGGTGTGTATGCGGAACAGCGCCTTAAAAAGCTTTCTGAGATCAACGATATTCTCGGAACATTTGGAATGCAGAAGATGGACATCGGAAGCGATGCCGCTGCGCAGGCCATTCAAAAGGGCAACTTCCAACTTGCTGCTGAAATGTCCAACAGCATCGGCACCCGCGTTGGCAACCGTATTGTGGAACAAGCGATTACAAACAATCCTTCCATCCGCAATAGCCCTCTCGCATTCCAGCTCATTTCTGAATCTCTGAAGGAAGTTGGTAATTACGAGAAGGACCGCGCCGATTACGTGAACAACTATTTCGGTCGCTTCAACCACACAAGAACGGCAGACTCTGACTTTAACAAAATTAACAATCCAGAGTTCTATGCCAAACGTGCTGCCAACACAGCCATGACAAACTATCTCCTCTCAAACCCAGAAGTTAAGAGCGGAGATGGTGTAAAGCCTATTGATGGTAAGGCAGCCATCGAGTCTCTGAAGAAGCATATCGCAGAAAATCCAAAGGAAAAGGAAGCAGCAAAGCGTCAATTTGATAGGACACTCGGTGTCAACGGCGCAGCTAACATACTTTTGGGAGAGTTCTGATGGATGAAAAATCTGAAACCTCTTATTCTGTCCCTATGCTCTCAGAGCGTAGGGCTGCTCCTTCGCAAGAAACAACCTATCGTGTCCCAGGCATTGAGCCGCCCCCTTCTGAAAAAGATTGGGAAAATGCGGGATGGGGTGAAGTTCTGTCGTCCGGCCTTCGGAATGCTCCCGCCAGCGCGCTTCACCAGATTACGGCCATTCCAGAAGCTATTATGAATCCTACCCAGACATGGGAGGGCATGAAGTCTGTTGGCCGTGGAATTGCTGCAAAGACGGGTCTTGGTGGTAGTGAAGATGCAGATCAGCGCGCCCAGGACGAAGCAGTCGTTAATGCTTTTGTTGCGCCGTACACATCTATTGCTGGCCTCAAAAAGTCTTTAGCTACAGACCCATTTGAAGTTTTAAGCACAGCAGGGATGGCTCTTTCTGGCGGCGCTACTGGCGCGGCTAAGATTGGCTCAACACTGGCTAAAACTGGCACAGCGGCTGGCGAGATCGGGGCAAAGGCTGCGAATATTGGCGCAAAAGGCTTAGAAGGTCTTTCATACGCTGCTGACCCAACCAAATCTGCTCTTAAAGTTGCTGGATTGGCGGGGAGCGCCATTGGGAAGCCCGCTGCCGCTCGTATAGCGGAACAAGAAACTGGCATTAGCAGGCCAGCCCTTGAACAAGCTTTCGAAGCTGGCGCATCACGCGACCCTGCGTTCAAAAAAAGCTTCAACGATTATGCCACCGGCAGGGGCGATCCTGTTGCATTTTCTCAAGATACTTCAAGAGCTTTTGAGAAAATGAAGTCGGATGAGATCTCCAAATGGGCAAGCGACAAGGCAAACCTTGCTCAGCTTAGCTCGACAGTTGATTTTGCCCCGGCATACCAAGCTATCAATGACTTCCGAAGCCAGATCGGCCCGATACAGGGCGGTGTTGGCCCAGAGGTTCGTCGGGCGCATGATGTTTTGGATGCCATTGAAAACCATTTGAAGTTCCGTGAATCTCTCCCGGCAAATGATCTTCTTCGTACTGTTGAAGGTGTAGACCAGCTTAAACGCTCTTTGTACAAAGACATTGAAGCATCATCTGGTTACGCGGCAGATGCTTATAAGCAAGCCTGGGCTGGTATTAGAAAGTCTCTTTCTGATGCCGCGCCTGAATACACAAACTTGATGGAAAAGTACCAGGCGGTTCAAGACGGGCTTCAGAACGTCCAAAAAACTCTGGGTACGGGAAACCGCGTTGCGGCCAACACTGAGATGGCAAAGTTCATCAAGCAGTTTGGCGATTCTTTTGGCGCGGCTGAAATTGAAAAGCTGGCCAAATACGATCCAACGATCCCCTACAAGGTGGCTGGCGCAGCTATCCATGCGGCAGCTGGACACCCATCAAACTGGACAACTGGCCTATCACTGGCACAGCTTGGCAATCTTGGTGCAGGCATTTTCACTGGGAACCCGGTTCACATGGCGGGGGCTTTGGGCGGTATTTTGCTACAGAAGCAATTGCTGTCGCCAAAGAATGTCGCTGCTATCCCATATTATGCCGGTGCTATTTCTGGAAATCCAGTGGCTCAAGGCATTGGCGAAGGCGCTAGCGCAGCACGCAAGGTTGGTACGCCAGCTCTTATGGGCCTTCAAAATGCTGAACAGGACGAGCCATATTACGGCCCTCGCCCGTTGACCATTCGCCCTGGCCGCGCCACAGGTGGCCGCATTATGGACGCAGAAGCCATCTCAGACCGCCTTGTGCGGCAGGCAGATCAGGTTAAAAAAGAAGTCAGCAACCACACTGAACAGTTGCTGGACACTCCCGATGACCATGTTGCGAAAGCACTGGAAATCGCCAACCGTCATATTTGAGGGCAGCCATGGCTTCGACATTCACAACCAACAAGGTCATCGAAAAGCCTGGCAATGGCGATTATGTCGATACATGGAACGTCCCAGCCAACGGCGACTTTGACATCATCGATCAGGCATTTGGCGGGACAACATCGCTGAATGCTACCGGTGGCTCGGCTACCCTCACAGACGCACAGTATCGCTCTTTGTTTCTGGGCATCTCTGGCGCCATTTCAGCCGGTGTTGTTTATACAATCCCCTCTGGCAAGGCTGGACAGTGGATTGTCTACAACAGCACGACAGATGCCTCTGGTGGCCCTTGGACCATCACGATTGCCTCTGCTGGTGGCGGCACAAGCTTTGTGGTCCCCCGCAATACCCGTATGCACATCGTATGCGATGGCACGAACGTCCGTAAGTTGTCTTATCTCTACGAAGATGGCTCTGGAAACCTTGTCATCACAAACGGCATTTTGGCCGGTGGTAACATCGTTGCAGCGGCGACATTGACTGCTGGGACGACAGTTTCCGACACCTCTGGCAATCTTCGCAGCGTTCCGCCTAATTCGCAGTCTGGTGGCTATACGCTACAGGCAAGCGACAATGGCAAATACATTTCGCTGACATCTGGCGGCGTGACTGTTCCAGCAAGTATCTTCTCTGCTGGTCAGGTTGTTTCAATCTACAACGGAACTGGATCGGCACAGACCATTACGGCTGGCAGTAGCGTTACCCTGATCCTCGTTGGGACAACAACGACAGGAAATCGCTCTCTGTCAAATAATGGCATTGCGACTATCCTGTGCGTTGCGGCCAATACATTCATCGTAACTGGCGGCGGCGTTTCTTAACCGAACGTCCGCCAATTCCGCTTTGGTTGTAGACCAAGCGCCTTCGCTGACTTTTCCTTGTAGACAAGGATCATGTCTCCAGCGAGGGCCACGCGCTGCATTTTTACATCTTCCAATGTCTTAACGCCTGGGTCCCTCATCATCGTCTTGCCTTGCGTGTCGTGGTTCAAGCGGCCAGGGAACATATACATGATCCCCTCTGAAGCCGGGAACTGCCACGCATAGGAGTTAAAAATGTTCCATTCCGTAGGATTGTTGAAGCGGGCAAATCCGGGGAAAGGCTCATACTTTTCTGGGTGAGCATACACTTGGATTGCTTGTGCGTATTCTTCCGGCACATTGATATAATAGACAAAGGACATGTGAGCATCACCATGCCCATGAAACGGTGTCGATCTGTCTTTAAGAATGTTGAACCAAGACTTGACGATATTGAAATCGAAGTTGTCTGGATCAATCTGCATGACCTCGCAGTATTGTTTGGCCAAAGAGGTTGCCATCTCAAAGATAGGGCTGAAGACAGGATCATGATGAATAGTTACATGCCCCGTGCTTTCATCTGAATAGCCTTCAGCATCCGTATGCGACAGAACCCGCGCCAGAAGAAGCTCTTTAATCCGATCATTGTCGGCGTTCGTTTCTTCCAGCAATAGGGTCGGGAACAAAGCGTGAATATTCATTTTAGGTTTCCTACTGGCCTATAAAACAGGATTATCTGTGGTGTTTTTTTCTAGACCGGCGAGTTTGCTGTTGTTCTGGATGCTTTAAGAGATCACGCGGATTGTGGTCCTTAACATATACGAACTTGTAGTTATCAAACTCATCCATCTGACCATTCAGAATATTCAGATAGATGCGAGAGTCCTTGATGATGCTTTGGTCGCGCTTGTGGTTGTGGCTCTCCAAGCTCGACAAAAGATTTTCAATGATATCCCGGCACTCTCGCAGTGCGTTCCACGTAGCATCGTAGTGACGAGTTGGGACTGTGGAATCCAACGCATCATGTAGCTGTGCCAGAATGGCTCTGATGTCTTCATTATTCATGGTAGTCCTCCTCGTCATTTCCAAACATTAGTTCATATATAAACATAACCCCTGCTACGACAAGGAACAGCAAAACAAACAAGACGGGTATTGCAATCAACCATCCATAATTGTTTAGCATTTCTTCCTCCTCTTCACTGTGCACCTCATGTGTTCAAGTTGGGCTTGCATAGGCACCGGAAGCTTATTGAAGCAAAGATATCTTTCATCTGTCTCGTCGTCTCTATAGCAGTCCAAGAATAAAAGTTTTTTATGATCGGGGCGGCCAGAGAAGATCATGTCTCCATCTGGCGCTTCGTAACAATACCCATGCTCACAGTCCTCTTCTGGGCGACGAAGCCACCCAAATTGCCAGTGCCATCCAGATTTCAAAAAAGTGTGGTTTTTCATTTTTCTTTTTGCCTTCCAAAAGTGATGTTTGTCTGTGGCCTTATGTCTTGATTGCGCCAAGTCCAACACTCACCGCTGATCTCAAAGCATACCCATAGCAAATCATATTCTGCGCCATAGTCGATAAGCACATGAGCAAGGGCTTCACCGTTCGGCGTTTTGACAGGTATTGGTGGGTTAAGCTGGATCATCATAGAACTTTTTCCCCATAGAGATTGTTAGCTTTTGATAGCTATTGCGGCGATTACGCTTTGGCTCTGGTGGAATATAGCAAATACGGTGATGCTCTTTGCAGTAAACCCCTGTGTCAGCCGGTGCGCCACAAAAGATGTAGGTACTAGCTGGCCCATCATTCAAAACATATTTGCAGTCACCAGGGCGCACATCCCAGAACGATACTCCTTTTGTTCTATCCATCGGCAGAGGCTCTGGCTTTGGCGCGGGGTATGGTTTCCGGTAGTTTTTCTTACGGACTTCAACCGGGTCGATGGTTCGGCTGTCTAGATCGACGCCAGCCTTACGCATACGGTAAACGCGACCCATGACTGCGTTACGAGAGATGCCAATAGCCGTGCCAATGTGTGAGCCGCTGAAGCCCTTCTTCCATAGTGCTACAATTTGTTTGTCGATAGTTTCTAGATTTGTATCTGTCATTTTGGCCTCCAGAGGGCGGCAGTTTCCCACCGCCCCTGTTTCGTTATTCCGATGCTTCTTCCTGCTTAACGGGGGCAAACCGTTTAGCGATTTCTGCAATATCATCCTCAACCATGCTCACTGCCAATGGCGGCGGGTTATAAGCGGGCTGGGTGATCTTTGGCGGCTCATGCACTGGAGCAAACTGCGCTGCGAAAGCCATATAGTTCATAGCATCCACATAGTTGTCATCCAGCGTGCGAGCTTCCTGCAAGCGTGCCATCTTGGTTGCCACATGGATCATAGCAATTTCATATGCTGTGATCTCAGTGTTAAGCATCAAGCTGGCCATTTTAGCAGCACGGTCAAAACATGCTTCTACGCTTCCGTATTGTGACCCTCTCTCCCTGATAGTGTGGATTGCTTGGCTCAGTATGTCCGTGTGGTTCGTCATTAGTTTCCCTTTCTATTTCAAAATATTCTTGAACCTTACCAATGTGAGCAGTGTTGAGAATCATATCTCCACGATCTTCCCACGCATTTTCTCCTGTTAAGAGCCTACGGCGATAGAAGAGCCGACCCATGATAAACTCATCATGGTTCATCTTTTTCAAAAGCTCGTCACAGGAACTGACCGCCATATCAATGGTCAATTGGTGAACCAAGAAGCCATTAGCACTTGGCATATTCATCGTTAGCAAAAAGCGCATTACAGCTCCTATTAAAGTTTCCGAAACACGACTTTATCTAGAGGGCAGATATAAAAATCATCATCTCTTTCTTTTTTCCTGTCGTATCTGGTAACACGTTTCCAATATTGACGGGTTTCAGGCGTCATTATTGCTGCATACTTTAGGTCACGACTTACGCTTAACCAAGCAGATATAGGTGCCCCCGTATCAGCTATTTCGCGTGTGCTATGAACCATCAAGCCGTCTTTATATGGCCAATTTTTCTCTGACGTAAAGTCTATGTCTCGTAACTTTACTTCAATGCGCTTTTTCTGGCCATCTTTCTCAGCAGTGATGTCACCACCATCGTGGTAGTCGGCAGGGTTTGCATGTCTAGGCCGTAAGTTTGGAGCAGCAATGGTCACAGTATGCCCATTAGCGTGAAGCCACTGAGCAACCTTAAACACTGCTGGCCACTGCTTGTTATAGTTAGTGGCGAATTCGTCGTAGGTATCACCCATTTGGATCCCTCAAAACTACAGTACCGTCCATCCGCCTTTTCCATTTAGAACGTTTGCCTCCAGGCAGCGGGCTTCTTGATTTAAGATCAGCACCGATGTGTTTTTGGTGGATACGTTTGACCTTGGCGATTTTAGGCATATCCACGGTAGCAGTATGAACACGATGGCACTTTCGATGGGCAACCAGCCAATTAGAAGCGTCATCAGCACCACCACATTCAAGAGGGTTTTCGTGACTAACATCCCAATCCTCTCCCGGCACAACTTTCATGTTACACAGATGGCAGATGCCACCGTGCCGCATAAATATGTCGGCCCTCATTTTTGCAGTGATGCGAACGCGTTTCATAATTTCATCTCAGCCCTTCGAGTAGCAGCATGAGACTGCCACTCACTGAATTGCATCCTGATATATTCAAGCTGGACTTTAAGAAGCGCGGCTTGTTTCCGCGCCTCCACCATGTTGTCGATGTAATCAGACCAGCCCTTTGAAGCCTTGACGTTCATCTCAGCTTTAGACACCGGCATGTCACCCATATCGGCCATCATCCTTGAAAGGAAAGCTGATTTGCTCTCCTCCAAGATGCTGGCAGCAGCATCCGCATCAACCCATTTTTTGGCGATGACGCGGAACTGCTCTGACAGAGGGAGATTACTATCCATTAAAAAGGCACCACATCGTCAATGATGTTTGTTGTTGGGCGCGTATCAACTTCTTGGCGCGGCTGCTTCTCTTTCAGCGTGAAGGAGAAAAACATGTCGCCGTTCTTGTCCTTCTTAACCCATACGTTGACCCAGCACTCCTTGCCATACACAAGGGCGCTTCCGGTCATGTCCGGGCTGGTGTCGCGGTCACGGCGATTGTTCTTAAAAGCCGAGCCAGTCATATCTTTCATTTCATACGCCATTTTTATTCTCCTTCAGCACGAAGCTTTGTTAGCTTTTCAAGTTTAGCATCTAGCTCTTTCAAGAACTCAATAACTTCTTTTTGCAGCTCTTGAACCAGATTGTCATCACGCTCAACGCGCTTAATGAACAACTGAAGACCGTCAGGCATACGAGGGTCAAAGGATACGAAATCGCACCATGACCGATCCGTGCAAGCCATCTGCCAATGTATCTGAGTAATATATTTACCCGGAACCGATTGTCCAAGAAGCGTGTCGATGTGTGTAGATGTGTTTGGGCATTTGATTTCAATTAGCCCTTCCTCACCAATCAGGCCATCAGGACTTGCGCCTGAATTGCCAATGACGAAGTGAGGGACGAAACCAGTTTCCTCTACAAGGTTGCCCGTATGAGCTTCATACGCGACCCTCGCCAACGGCTCTGTTTCCGTCCCCCACAGCATAGCGCCGCTCTGGTAATTATCCCCCGACTTACCAGTTAAGCGCTCGCACACCAGCTCAGCCATATAGTTGGCGCGGCTGGCGCTATATCCGCTCTTAGTTTTGGCAATAATATCGGCAACGCGAGACGCTGTGACCTTACCAAGACGAGCGGAATACCATTCGGAAGTACGCTGTTCCATTATGCGTCCTCCCCGTTCAATGCCTTACGAGCAATCTGCACCAGTGGGTGCGTATCGTCATAACTGGCATGGTTAGCGATGTTCATGAGAGCGACAAAATAGTCACCCGTCTTTGCGTTTCTGGTGACATCAAGCACTTGGTCTTCAAGCTGACCAAGCAGATCGTCAACGCGCTTAAACTCAGCATGAAGCTCTGACATCTTGCTCATGCGTCACCTTTAGCGTCATCGTTGTTCTTGGCGAGGGTCTTGAGAACTTCCAAGTCATCAGCACCAATTGCACCGCGCTCGTTGTTAGGAAGCTTCTTGTACCATTCACGCAAGCTATCCGTGCCTTTGGATGCAGCAACTTCACCAGAGGCCATAACCTTTTCTGGGTCAGCCTTTGGCGCTGCCTTCTTGGCAGGGGTAGCAGGAGCGGACTGAACAGCAGCGTTGCCGTCATCATCATCCGTTGCAATGCAAAGGAGTGCCATCAGGCCATAGCGGCGAGCGTAGGTAATGCCAGACCCCATGCCATGAGCGTCATTCTTGGTAACAGGAATGAACACGCACTCGCTGATCCATTCGCCAGACTTGTGCAGGATCATGGTTTCTACTTCCACGCCACCGTCAGCCCTACGCGGCCCCTGCACGACAGAGAGGTCATTGACCGCCAGCGGTTCACGGATAGCAGCACGAACGGATGCCAGATCGGCATACTTGGAGCGGAAAGCGGGATTGAGCCCCGTCTTGGTCGCATCGTCAATCATGCCCTGTGCCTTAGACAAGGCGCTAGCAAGTGCGGAGATTGTTTCAGACATTTTCATTTGGTTATTCCTTATTAAGCGTTGGCTTCTGATGCTTCACAGACGCAGCACATAAGATGATTGTCATTGCTCATGACAGTGAAAAGGAAACCAAGTGGGTGATCCTTCGTCACTTTGGTGTATTTGCCGTTATCTGGGTGCATGATGGTGATTGTATCAATGAACGGCTCGTCGTCGTTGAGATAGTCGATGTCGATGCCAAGCTCAGCTTGTTGAATGAATAGGCCCGGATAACCGGGGACCTCGTAATCTGCCAGCGTGTAGTCAACTGGAGCGAAGCGGTCATAAGTTTTGCCATACATGCTCATTGCGTTTCCTTTCGGCGTAGTGGGCCGGTCAACGATTTGACCCTACCTGTTCGGGTCGGCGCCGTCAACCTTTAAGTTGACACAGCCCCCATTTTCAGTTTACCCATAGGCTATGACAGACCGTGACCCCGTAATCTTTGACGTATTCGCTGCCGCTGGAGGTGCTACTGCCCTCGCCAGGGAGTTGGGCCTTTGCCGAGCTGCCGTCTACAAGTGGCAGAGAATTCCCATGAAGCATCTTCGCTTCTTAGCTAAGTTAACCGGCATCCCGCGCCACAAGTTAAGGCCCGACATTTATGGCGATTAAGAATAAGAAAATGGATGGAAATCAATTACTTGGTTGGTTTCGGCGTGGGTTTGATAGTCATAAGCTATCGTTTATGACGGGTATGCCGGAAGACGAGATTGTCCGGCTTCTGGCGCGGGCAAGAGAAGATGAACGAGATCAAAATAATTCTGCCGTTTCCACCCAGCGTGAACCGGCTTTGGAGAACGACTAAGACGGGTGGGATGCACCGCTCTACAGAATATAATGCTTGGTGCAAACACGCCGAATGGGCGATTACGGCGCAAGTCAAGGGACAGCATATCGCAGGGGAATACACGCTGGAGATCTTGGCTGTGAAGCCGGATAAACGGCGGCGCGATATTGGAAATTTGGAGAAGGCTGTAAGTGACCTTCTACAAAAGGTGAAGGTGATCGAAGACGATTATCTCTGCCAAGACATCCACTTACGTTGGGCTAAAACAGGCCCAGAATGTTTGATATTTGTAAGGAAATACGAAGATGGACAAGGACCAGCAGATAGCTCTTCTGAAGGCAGCTCTTGAAGAGTGCCAAGAGTATTTTGACGATAATTCTGACGTAGTAGATGGCGATGACGGACAACCATCTCCCAACGAGGAGATGTACATGTCTATGATGATCGATGCTGTTTTAGGGAAAAACTAATGGGCAAACGATCTGACTTTGAACGAAAGGCGTTGGATTTCTACCCAACCCCAATCGAGGCGGTTAGGCCGCTTATCCCTCATTTGCCGTTGAAGGCTACGTTCTGCGAGCCGTGTGCTGGCGCGGGACACCTTGTTCGGCATCTGGAGACCTATGGTCATCGGTGCCTATCAGCCTTCGATGTTATGCCCCTGTCAGACGATATTCGCCAACACGATGCCTCTTGGATCGTTGAGGAGGATTTGAATGAGGCTGATTTGGTCATCACTAACCCGCCCTGGGACAGGCCTGTCATGCACCAGATCATTGAGCGGTCAGCTAGGCTGAAGCCAACTTGGCTGCTCTTTGATGCTGACTGGATGCACACCATCCAAGCCCGCCCGCACTTGGACATATGCGCCAAGATCATATCGGTCGGTCGGGTTAAATGGATGGAGGGGTCTGCCAATACAGGCATGGATAATTGCTGCTGGTATCTGTTTGATACTCTTAGCATTGGCAAGCCAACGGAGTTTATCGGTCGATGAAGATATCATTGAAGGATCAGGTAGCCACGCTGGAAGGCGTGGTGGCCAACCACCGAAGCTATGTGAAGGTCTGTGAGCGGTATGCCGAAGAGGGGAAGTTTGACGCCGAAGTGCTGGCTGACACCAAAAATCGGCTGCCAATTATGGAGGCTTGCCTTGCCACGATGCAGTGGCTTTTAAGAAATGAAGAGCATGTAAAAAATGCCTTGAGAAAATAATAAAAAGGGACATAATGTCATTTATATAAAATATCGGAGAAAATAAAATGTCTAGAGTTATCAGGAGTTTAGATTTTTTAATTAAAGAACTCCACTCCAGGAAATGGAATAACACGCAAATCTCAAATGAATTAGGAATTAATCGCAGAACTTTATACCGCTGGACATCCGGCGAAATTCAAACCCCTCGCATAGCTCTGTTGGCTCTGGAGTTGCTGGTCAGCCGCAAATGATGTAGGGTATCTGAATGAGCGAAGCCCCGGAGGGCAGGAACCTTCCGAGGCTTCTAAATCAACACGCGGTCGTAACGCGAGTTGGACTTGACGGATAATTATCTCGTTTATTCCGATTCCGCAAGCGACCCCCTACTAATGGGGTCAATTATGTCGTTTCAAGCTATGGCATGGGCAGTTAAACAAACCGCGCCCACAAAAGCCAAGTTCCTTCTCATCATGCTGGCTAATTATGCTGATGAAAGCGGTCATTGCTGGCCCGCAATTAAAACGCTTTGTGTGGACACTGGGATCCCCCGCTCCACCCTTAAACTGTACCTCGCCCGACTGGTTAAGATCGGCCTTATTGAGAAGGCAAAACGGTCAAAAGGGGTACTTCAAACATCCAATTTGTACGTCCTAAAAGTGAAGTGATTTCCGCTGGTCAATAGCTGACCCCCCGGTGGTCAATAGCTTTGGCCACGAACCTATCACCCAGAACCTATCACCGTAGTACTAATAACTCCCTTGCCAGAAGTAAGAGTTTAACTAACTAGAGAGAGAGTCCCATGGAACTCCGCGACTATCAAAAACAGACAATCGACCAGCTCCGCCAATCGTTGCAGGCTGGCAAGAAGCGACCAGTGGTTCAGGCTCCTACTGGCGCGGGAAAGACCGTCATTGCAGCGGCGCTGGTCAACATGGCCCGTGACCGTGGCAAGCGGGTGATCTTTACCGTCCCCTTCTTGTCGCTGATTAACCAGACCGTCGAGCGGTTCTTCCAGAACGGGATTTACGAGGTCGGGGTTATGCAGGGCGACCACGGCATGACCAACCCCAACATGCCGGTACAGGTCTGCTCCGTTCAGACCTTGGCGCGTCGTAACATTCCGAAGGCCGATCTGGTCATCGTCGATGAATGCCACAACATGTTCAAAATCTACGACAAGTGGATGAACGAGCCAGACTGGGTGGACGTTCCGTTCATTGGCCTGACCGCGACCCCATGGTCGAAGGGTATGGGCAAGAAGGGACGTTGGGACGATCTGATCGTTTGCACGACCACAACCGACCTGATCGATCAAAAGGCTTTGTCGGATTTCAAGGTCTTCGCCCCGGCCCACCCAGACCTGTCTGGCGTGCAGACTGTCGCAGGCGATTATAAGCTCGACCAGCTGGCCTCCGTGATGGATCGAGCTACCCTGGTAGCTGACATCATCAAGACATGGCTCCAGCGGGCCGCTAATAGGCCTACAGTGGCATTCTGTGTGGACAGAAGCCATGCAAAACACGTGGAACAGCAATTTCTGGCCTCTGGAGTGTCGGCAGCGTACATGGACGCCTTCACCAAGATCGATGATCGGGATGCCATCATTGCGCGGTTCAAGGCTGGCGAGGTCAAGGTTCTCTGCAACGTGGGCGTTCTGACCACCGGGTTCGACGCTGACGTTCGATGCGTCATTCTGGCGAGGCCTACCAAGTCTGAGATCCTGTACACCCAGATGATCGGTCGCGGTCTGCGCCAAGCCGATGGCAAAGACCATTGCCTGATCCTCGACCACAGCGACACGACCCTCAAATTGGGCTTCGTGACCGACATCCATCACGACAAGCTGGATGACGGCACGGTTAACCGGAAGGCTGCTGTTAAGAGGGAGACCCTGCCAAAGGAATGCCCGAAATGCACTTTCCTGCGCCCTCCTCGTGTGTCGGAATGCCCGTCATGCGGGTTTAAGCCAGAGCGCGTCAGCCAGATTGAGTGCGAAGACGGCGACCTTTACGAGATCAGCCGTAGCCGTAAGGCGTCTAAAGCATTGCCGATTGAAGAGAAAAAGCGGTTTTATGCTGAACTTCTGCGCCACGCTTATCTGCGCGGCTACAAGAACGGGTGGGCGTATCACGCCTACAAGGACCGGTTTGGTGTTGGCCCTGCCAATACTTTCCCGACCACGCCATCGATCGATATTAGCCACGATACCCAAAGCTGGATCACTTACCGGAATATCCGCCAAGCAAAATCAAAAGGTAAAGCAGCATGAAATCGACATCAGAGCTGACCAAGGGCCGTTGGCGCGAATTGCTGCCGATACTAGGTGTCGATGCTGCTTTCCTGAAGAACGAGCATGGCCCATGCCCTATCTGTGGGGGCAATGATCGTTTTCGGTGGGACAACCAGCGCAACATGGGTGGATATATCTGTTCCGGTTGTGGCGCCGGGGATGGATTTAATCTGGTCCAGAAAGTCACTGGTAAAAGCTTCAGCCAGATTGCCTTGGAGATCGATGCAGTTATTGGCCGCAAGGGGATTGGTCCCTTGAATGGTCCCACGGCCCAGGAGGAGCTGGAAGCACAGCAGCGTCTCAACATGCGCCGCAAGTGGCTTGGCGCGTCCTATCCGATGGAGGATGGTCCAGTTTGGCGTTACATCTGGTCCAGAACGGGGGCATATCGCCCGACAGACAATCTGCGCGAGCATTTCGCTATTCGTGCCGATGGCGTTCTGCATCCTGCCATGCTGGCTAGGATCGTCACGCATGACGACAAGGCCGTTAATCTTCACATCACTTTGCTGGACATGGAGGGCCGTAAAGCGAAGGTCAGTCCTGACAAGCGCGTTATGGCAGGGAAGCTCCCAGATGGGTGCGCTATTCGTCTTGGCGAGGCCGCGCCAGTCATGGGTGTGGCAGAAGGTATAGAAACAGCCATATCTGCCTCAATCATGTTCCAGATGCCCGTATGGGCTTGCATCAATGGCGTTCTCCTCTCGAAGTGGGTTCCTCCACAGGTAGCGGAGCAGATCATTGTCTTTGGTGACAACGACCGAAACTTTACTGGACAGGCTAAAGCCTACGCGCTGGCAAATAGGCTTGAGATTATCCATAAAAAGCGGGTGCTGGTTGAAATGCCGATCATGTCTGGCATGGATTGGAACGACTTCCACAAGGATCAGCGCGAGAACAATGGGATGCCATATCTGCGCATTGTGAAGTAAAAGGAGGCCGCCGGTTTTGGGTTTCGGCGGCCTCTAGTCTCTTCCCCGTTTTGTCAGAAGGGAAGATCAGAGGGAGTAAGAATTCCCTCTAATTGGTTTCACCCCATTGCTCTGCCATCGCTTCCGCAATTCCGGGGTAGGTAAGCGAACGAATCGCCCACCGATCTGCTGACGGTCCCAGTTTGTTTTGACCGCTATCTGTTTGGTTGCCCCAACGAGGGCGTCCGTTGACCATACGTGGGATCACAATGGTTGTCGGCCACAAAGTGTCTAATCCTTTCAGCCAAAGACAAGTCGCCTTGCTCGCGTCATGGCCGAATTGATGGGGCTGGATGATCTGGTCGGGTTTACGCCAGCGCGTTGAAATGCACCCAACGGGGTTTTCAATCGCTATTTGCGGGATTGGTGCATTGGCCAGAGCCATGAAGAATTGGATAGCCTCTTCAGTCTGTGCAGCGCGTTCTGGACGGCGCTTGTTCCAGTGCAGTCCAGATGATGACAGGTAGGTGCATGGGGGATGGGCAATCATCAAATCCCATCCATCATTGATGATGTCAAAGACGCTGCCTTGATAATGCGGGCCATCCTTTTCGGTAGGCAGCAAGTCACAGGACATAGCGTCATGGCCACGGCGCGCGAAAGCATCACGCACCGTGCCAGAAAATTCGCAAGCAATAAGGACCTTCATTATGCTGGACCCATGATAGTGATGAAGTCTAGCTCTTCACCTGTCCATTCTTCTGAGACATAAGCCTTTTGTAGCTCTTCTGGGTTCATGTCCCAGAATTTAGCAATGGCGGCATCCACATCATCGCCGTCCATTTCAAATTCATATGACTTGGTTGTGCATTCAACCGTTTGCAGAAAAAACTTAGCCATGTTGGCCCCCTTTAGTGGTAACTGGATAGAAGATAGGTCTGTGCGTGACGTAGTGAGTAGCAATTCTTAACCTCGCCGTGGACTGACTTGGCTGTGAAGCCGTCACGGTCCCCTGCCAGATGCACAGGGCTGATCCAACCCACGGTCTTGCGGAAGCGCATTAAAGTCATGGTCCCATCAGGGTTCTGAACAAGTTGGATGGGGGATTTGCGCGTCACGTTTACTGGCGCGGCTTTAGGTTGCTTGGCACTGCCAAAGACAATGCCAACCATGTCTGCGATATGACGGGGGAGGGCGTTGCTCATTGGTTCACCCCGCAAGCTGTAAAGAAACGCTGGGCGTCAAAGCGGGGGTTTAGTTTAGACGCTACCCCTGCAACCGCTGATGCTGCTTGCAAGCGGGCATGTTGGTCCATGATTGCGCTGATAGCTTTTGCCAATTCAATGAAATGCTTTTTAGTCATGTGAGAATCTCCGTGGGATATTGGTCCACAAGCGAAACTATAGTGAGGCATTACGCCCCTGTCAATCTCATTGGTCCATTGGTCCATTGGTCCATCGGTCCAACCCACTTTGGGCGCGCCTGGCCAAAATGAGGCCAAAAACCCAAACTGAGTTTGGCTGCTCAAAATGAGCATAAAAACCCATATTGGGCATGAAAACCCATTTTGGGTGCACAAACTCTTTCCCGGCCCCGATACCAGTTTTGAGCATTGAAACTCAATATGGGATTGCCCGGCGCAAATAGGTTTAGCCGCTCAAAACGAATTTGCGCGCGCTTGTTCGCATAGTGAACAAGAGTCGCTATTGTTCGCATAGTGAACAGGTTAACGGAAGCACCGTGTTAGGCGATATTGCCCATTATGGGCGCGCGGTGCGTTTTGTAATATAATGTTAGGGAATTGCGCGTTATTGTTTTGCGTCCGGCAATATCCGGCAAGATTCGCAATATGGGGAATCGCAATGAGACGATACGGAAAACGATACTTTGCAAACATGCGTAAAGAAGACGAAACGCGCCGCTATACGCCGCAACATTTTGTGGTCTTTAATGGCGGTTTAATCTTTTTTGATTGGAGTCTTGATCTCAACATTGGACGCAATGCGAATCCGGCTTTTTATCGTTTCCGCGAACGTCCGAATGATTGGATTCCGCTAAATATGGCGGGGAAGCAATATCTTGAATCTCAAAAAGGCTAAGGGGAATCGCTATGAGCAATTGGCAAGTAATACGAGCGGAAGATAAGAAGGTCATAAATCCCGTTTTAATCCTAACGGAAGAAGACGCCCGCGAATATGCGGCACTTTTGGCACGCGACACGGGGAAGACCTATTATGTAAAGCCCGCGCCGGATTTGCATTGGCGGGACAGAGAATTGCGCCGCCTTGTAATGGGTGAATATGAAGCCGTGCCATGGTCTACGGAAACATGGTGGACGGAAAGACCGGAAGAATTGCGCCATCATTACGCGCACGTTTCAAAAGAAAAAGAAGCCTTTGTCGCCTTCACGGAGTCGCCAGAAAAAGGCGAACAAGATAGGCAAACACGGTGCAAAGCGGGAGTCTATTTAACGCGCTTCTTTTCGGACGTTTTAACCCCGCAAGAGATTCAAGAATGGATTCGCATATTGCAAGGCGAGCGGGACGACTCCGCATTGTCTTTTAGCCTTGCACGGACTCCTGATGAAGTGGAACGAGTCTATACGGAAGGCCCTGCCTCTTGCATGTCCGGCGAAGCTTCCGGTTTTGACGGGGACGAGCACCCCGCGCGCGTTTATGGCGACTCTGATCTCGCCATTGCTTACATAGAAAAGCCTTCCGATTATCAAGACGAACCTATCGCATCCCGCGCGCTTGTTTGGCCGGAAAAGAAAATATATGGCCGAATATATCCGACTCCTGAAAGGTATGAAGGCGCGCTGCGCGACTCCGCCAATCGAGAGCATGATAGACTTTTGCGCGCTTTGAAGCGGGACGGTTACTCACAAGGCTCTTTTGAAGGCGCATATATTCGTTGCATTGAAGGCCCACGGGACGACTCCTTTATCATGCCATATCTTGATGGGGGATATTCTGTTTCCCGTGTTATGCGGGACGGGGAAGACTTCTTCCGCATGGGGACGCGCGGGGAATATAGCGCATCTGAAACATGCGGAGTCATTTATACGCGCGGGCGCTTTGTTTGCGAGCGCTGCGAAGACCAATGCGATGAAAACGACACTTATTCGGTGCATGTTGATTCTTATCACAGCGAACAATGGTGCTCGCATTGCTATGAAAACAATACCTTTTACTGCCACGGACATGATGAAACATATTCAGACGACTGCGAATCCGTGGAGGGCCCTAACGGGGAAACGGTTAGTCTTTACTATGCGGAGTCAAATCTCGCCTTTTGCGAACGGGAAGAAGTATGGGTGGAACGGGATGATGTTGCGGAAGTTTATGTTTCGGATGGAATGACGGAAACATGGGGAAGCCATGCGCGCGACAATCACGCCTTCTATTGTGAAGGCGCGGGCGCTTATTACGACTCCACATCTTTTGAGTCCGTTTATATTGACGGGGAAACATATTGGAAAGATCACGCGGAAGGCGATTTGATCTTGCGCGCAAAACTACATGCGGACGAAAAAGAATCCGAAACCGAAACCGTGGAAGGCTAAGACAATGACTCGCACAATCTCAAAGGCTAAAACGACTCCTCGCTATTCGGACGCGCCGGACTCTGAATCCTTGTTTTATATGCTGCAAACAATGCGTCCCGCCGGAAGCAAAACAGAGGAAGACTTCATCCGACAATGGATTCAGCCATTGGGGACGGAAACGGACGGCTATGGGAATGAATATATTCGCATTGGCGACTCCCCTGTTATGTTTTCTTCCCACACTGACACGGTGCACCGGACGGAAGGCTATCAAAAGATTAAACACAAGGCGGGATGGATTAGCCTCGCCAGTGACGAAAAAGACGCCTCTTGTCTTGGAGCCGATTGCACCGCCGGAGTCTGGCTCATGCGGGAAATGATATTGGCGGGGAAGGCGGGGCTATACGTCTTTCATAGGGAAGAAGAGTGCGGGGGGCATGGTAGCGCATGGCTTGCCAAAAATCATGGCGGGCTATTGGACGGGATTCAAGCTTGCATTGCGCTAGACCGGAAGGGGACGGACTCCATCATTACGGAACAATGGGGCGGACGTTGTGCTAGTGAAGCCTTTGCCGCTAGCATGGGGAAACAATTCAAAGGTTATAAAGCGGACCCTACGGGTAGCTTTACGGACTCCGCGAATTACACGGCTATTATTCCAGAGTGCACGAATCTTTCCGTGGGCTATGAGGCGCAGCATACGAAAGAAGAGCGGCAAGCCTATTTCCACCTTTTAGAATTACGGGACATGCTCTTGCGCTTTGATATTCGCAAGGTGGCAATTCAACGGACTCCTGTTTCATCCGAAACATATTCCAAGGGATATACCGCTAGCGCATGGGGCGCATGGGAAGATGAAACATGGGAAGACGACTCCGCCTATTGGACGAAAGGGACGGGCAAAGGCGGGACATGGGCAAAGGCGAAGGCTTCCCCGTCTAATCGCGCCGCGCGGAATGTTTATGAGTTTTGCCGACTCTATCCTGATGAAGTAGCGGACTTGCTTTGTCAGTATGGAATCACGTTGGCGGAAATGTATGAGGCGACTCCTTATGTGGATTAAGACGCGCGTTGTTTTCTAACCAATAGGGCGGGGCTTATTGCCTCGCCTTTTTTGTTTTTGTGCATTGTGTTAGACTGTTTTTATTGTGGAATTGCGAGGCGTTATGTCTTCCGCTTCCGGTTTCCCGTTGGCGAGGCGTTAGGCAATAAGCTAGGCGGGAGCTATATTAGGCTCCACTAGCACCTAACATGGGGACAAGAGCCAATGGCCAAAGACAAAACATTCAAGACGCGCGCACCTAGTGGCGGGGAAATGCGGGAAGAGCTAACCGCAAGGCTCCCAGCAATCAAAGCAAAGGTAAAGGAAAGAGCGGAGAAGGCTCTTACAGGTAGGCCCGTAGAGTATACAGAAGAAAAGGGGGAGAGAATCCTTACCCTAATGAGCGAAGGTTTCTCTTTAACAGAAACAGCGGACGCAATGGGGATTCCACGTTCGACCATTTATAGGTGGGGCAAAACAGAGCCTTTTGCTTCCACCCTCATGCGCGCGCGGGAAGCCTTGGCGGAGTTTGCTTTTAGCGAAGCCTATGCAATCCCGAAAAAGCTTTTAGACCTATATGAGCAAGATCCTGATTTGAAACTAGATCCGGCCCGCGTACAGGCTGCGCGCCTCGCCACGAATACCCTTCAATGGTATTCGGAACGGCTAGCCCCAAAGACGTTTGGGGAACGGAAGCCGGAAGCGCCAAGCCTCACAATCAACAACAATAGCCTAACCGTGGACTCCCGCTCCCTCACACCGGACCAGCGGGGCGCATTGCGTGACGCTTTGCTAGCCGCGAAGGCTATGCCCGTCACAATAGACGGGGACGAATAGCCCCGTTTTATATTTGCGGAGGCAAAGGTAGACACTTTGCCTGGAGCCAAACCCATTGTGGGCGCTCATGCTCATAGTGGGCAGCATCGCCTAGATATGGGATTGACATGCTCATAGTGGGCGCGCCTGCCCATTGTGGGCGCTGATACCTGGAATGGGTTCCAATGCCCAGGCTGGGCGCTGCTGCTCAAAACGGGTTTCGGCGCTCAAAGTGGGGTCCCCCGCACAGAATAGGTGGCAACGGTCCAGCAAAACCCACCCCCCCTTTTAGGTTCCCCTGCATCCCTCTCAAAATCTCCCCAAATCTCAAACATGTTCAACTAGTACCCCCCCCCTACCCCATCCCCCAATTTTCCCCCCGTACATGTTTCACGTGAAACACCCCTGCCCATGTATGTTGGTATAGGTACCCCCCCTACCCTACCCCCCCCTTTGGGTCCCCTTTGCCTGTACTCCTGTCTGTATTCCTCTATATGTACATATGGCCTACGGGTCCCATGTAGCCGCGCCAACAGAAAAGCCGCCAGAAGATTTCTCCTCTGACGGCTTCAGGTGCATCCCATGCCTAGTCTGCAAACGGATTATACCACACAGCTGTTATTGGTCCAACCTATTTGGGTCCCTGTTACCGGGTTTCCGGCTAAACTTCTGGCTCCTTTGGCAAGGGCATCCAGTGCGTTGCTGTAATTTCCATGTGACCTGTGTGCCAAGTCCCTTCCAAGTACGCGCAAATCTCGATGCCGTACCCTCCCATCTCGTCTTGGCCGTAGACAATAAGGCAATTGCCTTCAGTCAGGTCAGCAGTCTCAATAGGCTGCCATTCTCCCAAACGGGGTGTAAGGTTAAAGATGTGGGCTTCTTGTTCAGCGGTCATTGATGCGTCACTCATTTTACACCTCTAGTGGTTTATGGGCCCGGCTTCCACTCAGACACGGGGGCCTCTGGCAAAGCCATCCAATACTGTAACGAAACATTAGGGTGCCAAACACTATCCAGTGTTACCCAGTTATATCCCTCACCATTAGGGACTTCGACCCATTTAACTTGGTCAACCCGCGTTCCGGTTTCTTCGGTAGCCAAAATCCACTTATCTTTTGGCGCGGTTTCCATAGGTTGCCACTTGCCATACATCTGGACCCCGTAACGGAAAATGCCTTCAACCCATTGGTTGGCTAGGCTGTTATAGGTTTCCCGTACGTGATCTATGCTGTTGCGGAGGTTTTGGTTTTCCTGCAACAAGCGGCGATCCGCATAGTCCTTCCAGTAGTTCTGGGTAGACAGTTCATGGTCCAGCGGGAGGCTGGCTGTTAGGGCCTCATATTTGGCAAGAACCATGAGAGCGTTCTTGGTGGCTTCCCGATTGTCTTCCAAGGCAGCCAAATACTTGGCTCGGTAGTTCAGTTGGTCTTTGATCCATTTAATCATCTTACACCTCTAGTGGTTTATGTGTCCGGCTTCCCCGGCCTTTTTCATAGTAACGGATGATGGCCCGTAGGTGGTAGGAGGAAACTCCAAACTCCCTGGCCAGATCTGGCAAGGCGCGTCCGTTGTTCATCTCCCGTTTGATGTAGGCTCGCTTCTCAGCAGTCCAGATAATGTTATTGCTCATCGGGTCTCCGTGGCAGCGGCATCCAGTGTGTTGCCCAGTCAGAAATGTGCCAGCACGTCCAGTGACCTTTTTCGTGGGTTGGGAAAGGCCACCAGCCGCTAACCCAGAAATACTCGTCCCCTTCCGGGTCGCAGCCATATGTAAGGATCTCTCGACCGTCTTTTGGTGCAGTCTCTATAGGGCGCCACCTACCTTTTGTTGGCGCGGGTTCTTTTTGCAGAATGGCCTCGCCAATGGAATAGCCGTTATGGCGCAGAACCTCTTCCAATTCAGCAAAACCAATCTTTCCCAGACCCATGGCTCGGCGAACATCGGAACGCTTGGCTGTCAGCAGATCGCTTACAGTATTGTAATTGTCGTTTCGCAGAGCATTGGTGGTGCGCTTCCGTAGCTCTAGTTTTTCGATAGGGGTAGTTGGATCAATCATCTTTCTTCTCCCAGCTGAATTTTGGCAGCGATACTTTATTTTTTTCCCGTTTTAGGTCTTCGCCCGTTAGTTCATCTTTGATTTTCTTTTCCCACCTGGTTTGCTTCAAGGTAACCAAGCGAGGGTTAGGAGCATCATATTTAAGGTTGTAACTATCGGAAGCTCGGCTTTTAGGCATCTTTCTTCTCCCCTAGTGAAAAAGGCGGAACAAAACAGTATTTACCTTCCGCGTCTATTGCCCCTGCCAAGCAAGCCTCAGCGATCATTTTCATTAACATTGGGTCATCAAGAGTTAAGAGGTCTTGATAACCCTTTTCTAATTGCTCAATGCGTTTATCAGCAGCAGTCACTTGTTTAGACAAGTCAATTAGGCATCGCTCAATATAAGCTTCTCCGGGTGTCTGTTCAGTCATCTTTCTTCTCCTCTAGTGCAGCGCGGGCAATATCATGCGCTTTCATCGCGTCATGATGGAAATCGGTTTCGCTNTCGTAATGAAGCATCTCAATTTCTCGCAGCGCCGTTTCCAGTTGCTTGTTGCGCTTGTTTAATTCTTCATATTGGCAATCCCACCTACAAACTGTGCGGCCTTCTGGTTTTAGTTTTGGAAGAGGAAAACCCGTGACGGGTGTTTGTTTAATTGTTTTATCATCCATCTTTCTTCTCCCCTAGTGCGGCGCGCATTGATTTCCCCTCATCTATAAGTTGACGTTTAAGAGTGGCTTTATCAAACAAAGGGTCCATCCCGCAGATAATGCCAGCCGCAAACTCAATGCTATACGCTTGCGCCTCAATGCGGTCGGCGGCTTCATCGCAATTGCATTTGGTTGCGTCACAGCAATTCTTTGAGCGCAGCCGCTTCACAAGATCATCCATCTTTCTTCTCCCCTAGTGCAGCTTTGGCGTCCCAATAGGCAGCGCAAAGTTCAGGAAAACCATTCTTTGTTTCTTGGCTTTGCCAGAACTCCCAAGCTTTCATCAGTTCACTAAATGCCGTTTCCAGCGCCTCAATGCGGTCGGCGGCCTCATCACGCAACGCCTGTTCATCTGCGCTAGTATGGATGCCAATACGAAGCCGCTTCACAAGATCATCCATCTTTCTTCTCCCCTAGTGCAGCGCGGTCGACAAGCGCAGCTTCTTGGCAAGTGTCGCAACAAGTATTGGCGGCAATAGAACGCAGTGCCGCTTCCAGTTGCTCAATGCGGTCGGCTTGTTCGACGTTCTTTGCATCTATGATCTTGACGTACTCGCTATCAGACATGACCGATAGGCGAAGCTTCTCCAATGTCTGGTTATAAAGCTTGCCCCACTTGTTTCTCGACTTAACCAACCGGTTTACTTCCGCCTCTAGCTTCTCAATGCGGTCGGCTGCTTCCGCTGCCATGCGTTCAACTGTCACCCAGTGCATACCTCCGTTTACTCTAGCGCGGAGACACTTCACAAGATCGTCAGTCATGGCATCACCTCCCAAAGTTTAATTCCAATCCCAACCAGCATCGTCAACCCACCAATCAAAACCATTCCTGCTCCAATTTTTGATGCTGTCCGGTATTCGCTGAAATCATTCAGGAAACCCAAAACAAAACCAGTAATGGATATTGCAAATCCAATTGCGGTCATGGCATCCTCACAAGAGCTATAAACACCCAAGCAAAAGCTAGGACAAAAGCGATCTCAATCATTGCTCCTCTCCAACGCAGCGCGGGCTTCGTAAAGAACAGCCGTGCGTCCGCATGTACAGGTTTTGTCGGAACCAGAACACCTACCAACATGCTTAGACCAACGATCAATCCATGCTTCTGATCCTGCAAGCGCCGCCCGCAGCCGCTCGATCTCGTCGGCGGCTTCAAACAACTCGTTGATCTCACCCTTCCACCAGCGCAGCCGCGCCACGATGTCGTTAGTCATTGGCCTTCTCCAATCCAGCATGTTTGACGCAAATCTCAATGCTCGCGAGCTTTCGACATTCGCTGTATTTGGTTTCGACAGATGCAGCGCCAAGATAAGCCGCTGCAAACAGGCATCCGAAGAAAAGAACCAACGCAGCAATGGCTTCAGTCATTGGTCTTCTCCCCTGTAATAACGTGAAATGCAATTTGATGAATAATTTTCCGGTTAGGAGACCCTTCAGCCTTTCTGCGGCTTAGATGTTCAATCTCTTGCAACGCGGATAAAAGCCGCTCAATCTCGTCGGCGGCCTCATTGCCTAGAGCATCAAGCAATTCACTTGGCCCCGGAGAAATGTCGCGCAGCCGCGCCACGATGTCGTCAGTCATCACAGACCCTCCTTTGGTGGCTCTGGCAAAGGCATCCAGTGGGTGCAATCATTAACAAAATCTCTGTTAGAGCATACCCATATGCCATCAGTCGGCCCATCAAAATTAGCCGAACTTACCCATGCCGCTAATTGGTAAAACGGCTGCCCGTGATACCATGCAAATACCATAACAACTGTCCCATCCTTCGGTGCAGTCTCAATAGGTTGCCACATCACAGCCCCTCCCCCTCTTCGCAGTCAATCTCAACCTTCACGCAAGCGATGCGGTTGGGACCAGCCATGCAATCCGCAATAGATCTTGCTTGACTGTAATCGCCAGATTTATCAGCATACACATTCAG